ACATTAAAAGCAATACTCAAGAAAGGTTTAGGAATCTATGACAGATAAAGTATACGAACTAAAGAAAGCCCTGAAGGAATTCGCAATGGTTGGGATTCAAGAAGACTTGATTCTTTTTGATGACTTGACCGTATACAATGAAATCACGGGAGAGGAAGAACAGTTCAAAAGCATTGAAGCTATTGTTGAGAAATATCCTGATATGGTCATTGAATTGTTTGATTCTTATGAAGGCGGAAGAGGGCAGAAAAGCAAAGGAAAGAAATCACCACAAAAATTAGTTGACGGAACGAAAAAGCAAAGAGGCGGGGCAGGAAAGTCACTTCCAACCGCTACATTCAACAATCAAGGGCGTTACGTTGATACTCAAAAGACTTTGAAGGCGTTCCAAAAGAAACATAAAAACGAGAATAGAGAATATGGACTTGCAATCAATGAACAAGGGTTCGTGACCAATTACACACGGGGACAAAAAAGCAGTGTGAGAATCGATACCAGCAGTGCAGGAAAGAATTTTACAACTATTCATAATCACCCTAGCGGTTCACTATTCTCAGTACAGGATACTAGAGCATTCACAGCTAGAAAGAATGAAAAATCCATGTACATTACAACTAATGCAAAGAATTCAAGATTGTACGGGGTGACTAAAGGAAATAATTTCAACTATAAAGATTTTTCAAAGGCTTATAAACAAGCAGTGAAAGGGTTGCTTCCTCAAAACGTATATAATAGACGTGCATTGAAGTTCTTACGTAACAATCAGGAGAAATACGGATATACGTTCACACAAAGTTGATGAATCAAGCGCTGAAAAGGGGGGCGGTTAATTGACGAACACAAATGACAATCTAAGAATCCTAACCCCGAATGAAGCACGGGAGATAGGGAGAAAAGGCGGAATTGCCAGCGGTCAGGCTAGACGGGCAAAAGCGAACCTGAAAAAGGCGATGCAAACCCTTCTAGGTATGGACGTTGCAAGCGAGAAAGCACGGAAGCAACTTGAAGAACTAGGGCTTGCCCCGACAAATGAAATGTTATTGGCGGTCAGTACCTTGCAACAAGCCACAAAGGGAAACCAGCGTGCGACTGAAAACGTCATGAAAATGGTTGGGGTTGAAAAGGACAAATACGACATTGCTGAACAGAAAGAACGAATCAAGGCGATGAAGTTACGGAACAAAGAAATTGAAATCCTTCAAGGGGGTGGTCAGGTTGAAGATATCATCATCATCAACGACATTCCAAACGAGTAAGGAAATCAATCCGAACTTTTATTCTGTATGGAACACAAAGAAACCTTACATTGTTTTGAGTGGTGGACGTTCCAGCTTTAAAAGCTCAGTGGTTGCATTGATGCTAGTATTCAAGATGCTCATTGCTATCAAACAGAATCAGACCGTTGAAATCGTAATCGTGCGGAAGGTAGCAAACACAATTGCCGATTCTGTTTACAACAAGATATTGTGGGCGCTCAACAAGTTCCATATCATGCACCAGTTCACGCCACGGAAAAGCCCTTATAAGATTATTCATAAAGGGACAAAAAGCACGTTTCACTTTTATGGTCAAGATGACTTCCAAAAGCTGAAATCAAATGACGTGGGCGGAATCATAGCGGTATGGTACGAGGAAGCAAGCGAATTCAAAAATGCTGAAGAGTTTGACCAATCGAACAGCACGTTCATGCGACAGAAACACCCTGAATATCCTTATGTTCAGTTTATATGGTCATACAATCCACCCCGAAATCCTTACAATTGGATAAACGAGTGGTCAACAGCCCTTCAGGATTCTGAGGAATATCTTGTTCACAGGTCATCATACCTAGATGATGAACTAGGATTCGTGACTGAACAAATGTTGAATGAGATTGAGCGTATCAAACAGAATGATTATGACTATTATCGTTATCTATATTTAGGTGAGGCGGTAGGGCTTGGAACAAATGTTTATAACATGGATAACTTCCACTTGATTGATGAAGTACCAAAGAATGAGCGTTTGCCGTTTGTGTACTTTGCGACAGACGGCGGTCACCAGCAATCCGCCACAGCATGTTTGTGTATTGGGCTATCAATGCGATACGGTGAAAAACCTAGAGTGTACGTGCTTGATACTTACTACTACTCACCTAGAGGCAAAGTAAGGAAGAAAGCGCCCAGCCAATTGAGCAAGGAGATACGAGCGTTTGAACTGAAGATGCTGAATCAGTATCCAGTGACCAGCGTGCGGAATCGAACTATTGATAGTGCTGAAGGGGCGTTGCGGAATCAGTACTTTGAAGACTTCAACATACGACTTCACCCAGTATCCAAACTAAGAAAGATTCAAATGACTGAGTACGTTCAATCACTATTGGCAAACGGTCAAGTTTATGTGGTCAAAACGGAAAACAACGTGAAATACTTCCTTGATGAACATAAACGGTACACTTGGATTGAAGATACAGTGTTCAGTGAGAATCCTCAAGTGGTCAAAGAAGATGACCATACATGCGATGCTTTTGAATACTTTGTGATTGATAACAAACGTGACTTGGGACTTGAATTCTAAGGGGGGAATGAATTGAACTATTGGAACAGAATTATGCACAAAATCCGTAAAGGGGGAATTGAATTGAAAGAAATCTTGATTGGTCAGACAATCCAGCGAATCACTGACCACCCGAAAATAGGCGTGGAAGGCTCAGAGATGAAACGGATTGAATCCAATTTCAAATATTACAAGGGCATGTTCCCTGATATTGAGTACATGAACTCACTAGGTAAAAAGGTGAAACGCCCTTACTTCACACTGAACATGAGTGAAATTGTTGCCCGATATATTGCAGGGCTAGTGTTCAATGAGCAATGCAAAATCTATATTGATAATCAGAATGAATCCATGAAGGAATACAACGAGAATGAAGCAAACAAGTTCATTCAAAAAGTGTTCACGGATAACAACTTCAAAGATGTATTTTCTGAGAAACTTGAAGCCATGTTTGCCACGGGCGGGCTTGCTGTACGCCCTTACGTGGATAATGGACGAATTGAATTTTCATGGTGTTTGGCGGACACGTTTTTGCCGTTGGAATCCAACACGAATTCAATTTCTGAAGCGTGCATCACAAATGTGACTACCGTTTCAACAGGTAAGAAGACAAACTACTATACACTACTTGAGTTCCATGAGTGGAAGGACAATGATTATATTATCCGTCACGAACTCTATTGGTCACAGCGCAAAGATGAGGTAGGGAAACGAATCAAACTCACTGACCTTGATGTGTATGCTGACTTACCTGAAGAAATCACAATCAAGAATCTCACACGCCCGTTATTCACACACTTGAAGCCACACGGGTTTAACAATATCAATCCACGTTCACCACTAGGGCTTTCAGTGGTTGACAATGCAAAGCCTACTTTGAACGTAATCAATGAAACATTCGATGCTTTCCATTGGGAGATTAAACAGGGCAAACGTAAAGTGATTGTTTCAGACCACTTCTTACGCACTAAGTTTGACAATGACGGGAATCCTATTCAATACTTTGATGAAGAAACTGATGTATTCGTTGGACTTCCAGCAGGCATTGACGACATGAGCAAACAAGATATCACTAGCGATATCAGAGCAGGTCAGTACATTGAATCAATCAACAAGTTCATTGCAACGCTAGAAATGCAAACAGGAATCTCAAGTGGTACATTCACCTTTGACGGTAAGTCTATTAAGACAGCGACTGAAATCGTATCAGAGAAATCAGAAACATACCGTACACGAAACCTTCACTTGAACAAGGTTGAAGGATTCTTGAAGGGGCTTATTATCTCAGTGTTTGAGATTGCTAAGGTTTACCATCTATACAATGGTGATATCCCTAGTGAAGAAGAAATTGGAATTGACTTTGATGACGGCGTGTTCACAGATAAGAACGCTCAACTTGACTTCTTGAGCAAGGCGAAACAATCTGAAATGATACCAGCCAAAGAAGCAAGCAAACGCCTATTCAACTTGACTGATGAGCAAGCCAAAGCGTGGATTGATGAAATCAATAGGGAACGTTTTGAGGCTAGTCAAGATTACTATGACCGCCTGAGCGACAAACAACAGTTTGGTGATGAGGAATGATAACGGGGAATGATATCAACAATCAAGGGAATCTATTCAACACACACGCCTTTAAACTTGACTTGAAACTGATTGAACGGGTTGCAAAGAATCTTCAACCGTATGAGAGGGAGAAAGTCATAACATGGACGGCTAGGAATCTAGCGAATCAAAGAAAGTACGTTGAATCACACAGCGAGGATATTGAGCAGGCTCAGGAATCCATGCAATCAGAAATGAATGAAAGGATTCAGGATTTTAGCAAGGCGGTTGAAAGGGAAACCCGTCAAATGATGCAAGCCCCTGAATCAGATTATGAGATTGCTGAACGTGTAGCCAAACAGGTTGCTGAAGATACATTTATGAGCATGAGCAAAGAACTGTTCACGCCCCTTGTATCAAAGAATCTTGCAGGCAATCCGCTTGCTCAGGCTTACAACGATATTATTCGTGAAGTGTCACGGGTAGCAATCAACGGAACTTACAGCCTAAATGACGCCGTTCAAAAGGTAGTTGTTTCTTTTTCGCAAAAAGGGATATATACTGAGTTTGTGGATTCAGGCGGTCACAAATGGTCACTTGAACGTTATGCAAACATGGTAGCAAGAACGGCTTTTCATAACACTTACAATGAAGTGCGGACTTCCACAATGAAGGAAGAGAATCTGTACACTGTTTTAGTTACCAGCCACCCCCGTTCACGGGTAGCGTGCGCATATTGTCAAGGTAAAGTCATTGATATCAGACCAATCAATGAAGCAGACAGCGGATATCCAAGTGCATACGAGTTTGGTTATGGTGAGCCAGCAGGGCACAGGGGTATAAACTGTAAGCATTTATGGATTCCATTCAGACCTAACCTGAATGAAAACAATCAAAAACAGTACAATCCTGATGAAGCCATTGAGAATGAGCGGATTGAGCAGAAACGGAAGTCACTTCAACGGTCAGTGAAGAAGGCAGTCAAAGCAGTATCCGCCACGGATTCAGAATCTGAGGATTTTAAAAAGCGACAGGAATTTCTTGATAAACGGTTTAGAATCCTGAAGAAATATGAGAATGAACACGGCTTGAAATCAGACTATGAACTGAAGGAGATTGTGAAAGGTTACTTGTAAGAAACAAACTTGACTTTTAAGAACTTGCAGTCGTAAAAGAACAAGGTCAAAAATTTCTGATGATGCAACCATGTAAAAAGCGTAAGAAAAGGAGAGTGTAAACGTATGGATTTTAAAGAACTTTTAAAATCAAACGGATTGGAAGATGCAGTGGTGAATTCGATTCTAAGCGGTATGAGTGAACATAAAATCTTCACTACTACTGAAGAGAAAATTGAAGAGCGCTATGCAAAAGCCAAAGAGAAAAACAACGAATTGAAACAGGAACTTGAAGAATCAACGAAATTGATTGCAAGTTTAGAAGAGAAAGCCAAAGACAGTGAATCCGTTCAATTAGAGATTCAAGGATATAAAACACAGATTCAGGAACTAACTGAGAAACGTGAGCATGACCGCCTTGAAAACTATATTGAACTAGGATTGACAAAGAACAAAGCTAAGAACAACACAGCAGTAAAAGCATTGTTGGACTTGACGAAAATCACCAAAGATGAGGAAGGAAACTTCCATGGTTTAACTGAAGAATTAGACCGTGTGAAATCTGAAAATGATTATCTCTTTGCTAGCGAGGATTCACAATCAGGTAACCAGCCTCATATTTTCCAAGGCGGAAACACGAATCCAGCCAACGGAACACACGAGGAAGAGGATTCATTCTTGAAAGGATTCCTTTCACGTTAAATCTAATGTAAAAAGGGAGAGAATTATTTATGACAGTAAACTATGCAGAAAAATATTCATCACAAGTTGATGAGCGATTCGCTCAAGGCTCATTATCAACAGCCTTTGTTAACGACAACTATGACTTTTTAGGCGTTGAAACAGTAAAAGTGTATCAAGTAAACACTTCAGA